TCGTTTGACCCAAGCGACCCTATCACAAGAAACAACGCTATCCACATGGCTATGTGTCACAATATAATAAACAATGTTGATGACGAAGAAAACACAATCGATGTTGAGCATGAAGAAGTAGAAGATGATTACCCACTGGGAATATAGTTAGCCATTAATCTGAATTGTAGTTGATTCAAGCAATCGCCTCCATGTTTACGCATGGGGGTTTTTGTGGTACAAAACATAACGAAAATGGATATAAACAAAAAATACTGGACCACCACCAGCTCTGACCAAGGGAAGGTTGAAACGCCATCGTACTACGATGGTAAAAATAATTACAAAGCTATAGACGTAGTGACCAATTTTGATTTAAATTACAACCTTGGAACTGCATGTACTTATATCTTGAGAGCATACAAAAAGCACGAGTCTCCAAACGAGGATATTCAGAAAGCTATAGATCACTTAAATTTTGAATTAAACAAACTAAAAAACCAATAGATGAAGAGAGACATATTTGATGTTTATGCTACAGCAATAGCTAAAAAATTTCATATCACATTAGATGATATGTTTACAAAAAACAGAAGACGAGACATTGTAGATGCAAGGCAGCTGCTTTATTATTTATGTATGGAGAGACCTATTAGAGTTTCCTACATAAAAAGATTTATGGAAGAGAACGGACATGCCGTGACGCACTCCAATATTCTTTACAGCTACAAGAAAGCTAAAGAGTTGATTGATGGGGATGCTGACTTTCAAAACTTTATAACAGAAATATTAAAAAAGTAAAATGTACAGTCTAAAAGAAATATTACATCAAGCATCTGAACAGAATCAGGCAGTTATAAGTGACCAGCCTGTAGGTTTTAATGTTATAAAAAGAGGTGTGAAGATTCAAAAATTTAGTGACCGAATCGAAATACTAAATACTGGTAAAGGAGGTTCGTATTATAAAGAGTGTACACCAATAGAATATTCTTATTTCTATGAAAATGGTTGGAACGTGGGCTGTGTAAAATTAGGCATATCAAACTGTCTGCACAAGCTGGACCTTATTGAAACAAAAATCAAGAATGAAGTGAACACACGGAAAAACGATAAGCATATTAAGAACTTAAAAAATAGAAGAGAAGTAGCTTTGAATAAGTATGCAGAGCTGCAGTTAAAATTAAAATCAATTATTAATTAAATTAAAATCAAATGAGTACAAAACAAAGTTATTTTGAAAAGCTTGTTGCAGTTAATGTAAAGAGCAAGGTAGAAAAAAAAGGTAACCTCGATTACCTATCATGGGCAAATGCGTGGGCATACCTAAAATTAGAGCATTCCGATGCACAAAGAAATGTATACGAATCTCCTGAGACTGGATTAAACTGGTTCACTGATGGCGTTACAGGATATGTAAAGGTTGGAATAGTAGTCAACAGTATTGAACATATTGATTATCTTCCAATTAAAGATTTCAGAAACAAGTCTATTACAGTTGACAAGATTACATCTATGGACGTTAACACAGCTATTCAAAGAGCAACAGCAAAAGCAATTGCTATGCATGGACTTGGATTAAGTTTGTATGCTGGAGAGGACCTATTAGAAACTACAGGACAGGATATTGCAAAAGCACCAGTAAAAGCCAGTGCCAGTGATAAAAAAACTGTAACTACATACGAGCTTAACATTGGAGATACAAACTGGAGCAAGGTGCTGACTTATGTTTCTAAAAACAAAGAGTTAGGATTGGCTACGATAGTAAAGAATCTTGAGACCAAGTATAAGATTAGTGCCAAGGTTAAGACTGAAATCAAAAAAAATATAAAGAATGACTAAAGCAGATATACTCAAGGCTCTTGAGGATGACAGCAAATACTATGGAGAGTTCGGACAACAATACCTGTCCAACTCTGATATAGGTAAGCTGCTCAAGAATCCTACGCAATTTAGAGTTAGCTCTGAATTTACAAAGCCCATGTTAGAGGGCAGATACTTCCATACTAAAATCTTAGAGCCACACAAGTTAGATGACTTTCAGGTTGTTGATGTAGCGTCACGTAACACTGTGCGTTATAAAGAGAAGGAAGCTGAAGTCGGAGAAATGCTTTTACTTAAAAAAGAGAAAGAGCATCTTGATTTTCTGTGTACTAAAATGACATCTAACATGGAGATGTGTGACCTCATTTATGAGGAAGGAAATCAGTTTGAAGTTCCTGAGATTCAAAAAATAATGAATTTAGATTGGAAAGGAAAAGCTGATATTATAAACAACGGCAGCGAGTTAATTATTGACATTAAAACAAGTTCTGATATTGATAAATTTATGTACAGTGCAAAGACTTATAATTATGACAGTCAAGCTTACATTTATCAGAGACTATTCAATAAGCCCCTTGTATTTTTTGTTATTGACAAGAGAACTGGAAGACTCGGTATTTTTGATTGTTCTTCTACTTTTTTAAGTGGTGGACAGGAAAAGGTAGAAAGAGCTGTTGAAGTTTACACTAAATTTTTTAGCAATGAATCAACTGAAGACATCAATGCGTACATACATAGACAGACTCTGTAGTCCGTTTAAGTTAACGCCAAAAGAAACTGTTATGTGGATAGAAGTTCCAATGTCCTGTGACAGCGTAGAGCAGAAAAATAAAATTATGTTATCTACATTAAACCATATGGAGCGAACAATTAAAATTAAATAAAATGAGTGAACAAAAAGACAAAATTTACGTAGGAAGTGGAAAATCAAAGTTCGATGGAGACCAAGTGGCTGTATCGGTATGTTTATCTGATCTTCCAAAAGAGTTTATTTTTGAGTACAATGACAAGAAATATGTTAAGCTTATTGTACAAAAAAAGAGAGAGGTAGACCAGTATGGTAAGACACACTATGTGGCCATTGATACATTTAAGCCAGAACAAAAAGCTGAAGCTAAAGACGATGACCTTTTTTAAATTTACGGAGCGATAAGACGAAGGGGCTTTTGCCCCTTTTCTTTGCTTCAAACTGTGACGAATGTCACTTTTAAGGGGTTATACTGGACTCTATAATAAAAAAATTAAATCAACTATTACTTATCTATATTTTTAACATTATTATTAACATTATCAACATTAAATAATATAAATAGTTAAATATCAGTAAAATAGATAAAATTAAAACGACATTAAATCGACATAAAATGGACATTACAATATTTAAAGACATAAAACAGACATCTCAGCCCTTCTATAGAAACATAAATTTAATACTTACAAGAATACAGGACGGAGCTTCAAAAGATATAGTAAAAAAGATACGAGCAGAGAAAGACAAGGAAAATAGAAACATTCTCAAGCAAAAATTACCAGCAATTTGTTTCAGTGGCTTGTTTTCTAAAAGAGCTGACAATGCGTTAAAGGAACACAGTGGATTTATCTGCTTAGATTTTGATGGTTACAAATCAAACAGAGATTTGCTGCAAGAAAAAGAGAGACTATCAAAAGATAAATATGTGTACTCTGTATTTATTTCTCCAAGTGGAAATGGATTAAAGGCACTGGTAAAAATACCACCTATTCAAGATAACCATAAAAGCTACTTTTTAAGCCTTCAAAATTACTTTGATAGCGAATACTTTGACAAGACCTGTAAAAATGTCTCACGTGTCTGCTATGAGTCTTATGACCCACTAATTCATATCAATGCACAATCAAGTTTATGGGATAAAATTGAAGAGCAAGAGTATGTAGAAATAAATAAGCACTCAGATATACCAACCATCCCTTTGACAGATGAGAACAAGATAGTAGATATACTTGTAAAGTGGTGGACCAAAAAGTTTCCTATGAATGAAGGGGAGAGAAACAACAACGCTTATGTTTTGGCTGCAGCTTTCAATGATTTTGGAATTTATCAGTCTTTAGCTGAGTCACAGCTAATGAACTACAGAACAAAAACATTTACAATATCAGAGATTAAAAGAACTATAGACAGTGCATACTCACAGAAGCATAATCACGGAACTAAGTACTACGAAGACGAGGACAAGGTTAACAATGTGAGAATGAAGCTAAAACGTGGTGTGTCAAAAAAAGATATCAGAGTTGAGCTTGAGAACTCTGATGTAGAACCAACGACAATAGAGAATGTCATATCAAGATTAGACCAAGAAAATGCAAACAATCAGTTTTGGACTAAAAACGATAAGGGTGTTATAAAAATAGTACACATTCTTTTTAAACAATTTTTAGAAGAAAATGGATTCTTTAAATTTAATCCTGAAGGAAGTAAAAATTACGTGTTTGTAAAAGTGACAAACAACTTAATAGACCATACTTCAGAAAAAGAAATAAAAGATTTTATTCTTAATTATCTGCTGGAGGTGGATGACCTGTCAGTTTATAATTATTTTGCTGAACACACACGTTATTTTAGAGAGGAGTTTCTTACTTTACTATCTTCAATAGATGTGTACTTTATAGAGGACAACAAAGATACTGCATACTTGTACTATAAAAACGGAGCTGTCAAAGTCAAGCATGACTCTGTAACAAGGATTGATTATTTAGACTTGGGAGGATACGTTTGGAGTGATCATGTTATTGACAGAAATTTTCAACTATGTGATGGAGATGGATGTGACTACCAGCAGTTCATTACTAACATATGTGGTCAGGATGAAAGCAGAATAAAATCTATGAAATCTACAATAGGTTATCTTCTACACCAGTGGAAGAATCTTTCCTACTGTCCAGCTGTCATTTTAAACGATGAGGTTATATCAGACAACCCTGAAGGAGGAACTGGGAAGGGATTGTTTATGAATGCACTGAGCCACATGAAGAAGTTAGTGTTTATAGATGGTAAGTCTTTTAATTTTGAGAAAAGCTTTGCTTATCAAACTGTTAGCGTTGACACACAGGTTTTATGCTTTGATGATGTTAAAAAACACTTTGATTTTGAAAGATTATTCAGTGTTATAACAGAGGGATTAGTGTTGGAGAAAAAGAATAAAGACGCTATAAAGATACCATTTAGTAAGTCTCCAAAAATTGCTATTACAACTAACTACGCTATCAAAGGCCAAGGTTCATCTTTTGCCAGGAGAAAGTGGGAGCTGGAATTAGCACAGTACTATACAAAGGATTTGACACCATTAAAAGAATTTGGTAAGCTTATGTTTGGAGAGTGGGATGATGAAGAGTGGTGTAAGTTTGACAACTACATGATTGGTTGCCTACAGCAGTACATGATGCATGGATTGATTAAATCAAAGTTTGTAAACTTAAAAATCAGACAGCTATCAGCTGCAACTTGTCATGAATTTTTAGAGTGGTGTGGGTTGATTGGAACTAACAACATAAATGAAAAGTTAGCTAAGGGTTACAAGGTTTATAAAAACGATTTGTATTTAGATTTTGTAGAAGACAATCCTGATTTTGCTCCTAAATCTAAAATGACTGTATCAAGAACTAAGTTTAACAAATGGTTGGAAGCATACTCAATGTTTAAGTATGACTGTAAGCCTGAAGCTGATAGAGATTCTGTGGGTAGATGGTTACGTTTTAGAACAAAACATGAGTTAGAAACTAACGGAAACTTTGATTTTTAATATGGAGTTTAGAGACTATCAAACATTAATAATAAATAAAGCCAAACCTCTGTTGCAAAAACACAAATTTGTTTATCTTGCGATGGAGGTACGAACTGGTAAAACTCTCACGAGCTTGGGTGTTAGTGCGCTTTTGCCAGTATCGAACCTTTTATTCATTACTAAGAAAAAAGCCATAAGCAGTATTGAAAGTGATTATAAACTTCTTAATCCATCATACAGCATTACAGTTATAAATTACGAGTCATTACATAAAATAGACCAATTAGGTTGGGATATGGTAATATGTGATGAAGCTCATGGCATGGGAGCATTTCCAAAAAGAAACAAAAGGTCAAAACAAGTTCGTTCTTTGATCTTGGAAAACGACCCTTTTGTAATATTCCTGTCAGGAACACCAACACCTGAATCATTTAGTCAAATGTACCATCAGGTTTCTGTAGTTCGTAGGCATCCATTTAGTGACTATGTAAACTTTTATAAGTTTTCTAAACAATACGTAAACGTTAAGCAAAGAAAAATCAATTCTCTTTACATAAACGATTATTCTGATGGCCTACAAACTATTATAGACGAAATGAAACCATATACAATTTCATACACTCAAAAAGAAGCTGGGTTCAAAGTTAATACCAAAGAACATGTATTAGAGGTAGAGATGAATTCAAGGACCTATGACCTTACAGCTAAACTAAAAAAGCATTTAGTTATTGAAGGTAATAATGATGTTATATTGGCTGACACACCAGTAAAGCTCATGATGAAACTTCATCAAATGTATTCTGGTACTGTTAAATTTGAGTCTGGTAACTCTATGATATTAGATTTAAGCAAAGCACAGTTCATCCATGACAATTTTGCTGATGTACAAGTAGGAATATTCTATAAGTTTAAGGAAGAATTGAATGCACTAAAAGAAGTTTATGGTAAACAATTATGCACAGAGCTTGAAGAATTTAATAGTACAGATAAAACCATAGCTTTGCAAATAGTAAGTGGAAGAGAAGGTATATCTTTGAGGAAAGCTGCTTGCTTGGTGTATTACAATATTGATTTTAGCGCAACCAGTTACTGGCAGTCAAGAGATAGAATGACAACAAAAGACAGACTTGAAAGTGATGTCTATTGGATTTTTTCACGAGGTGGTATTGAAAAAGATATCTACAAAGCTGTAACTAAGAAAAAAGATTATACGCTAAGACATTTTAAAAGAGATCTATTGTCCCTATGAAGTTTATAAAATTTTTTTTAATTTGGTACAGTCAACAAATGGCGATACCTTTTTGGATAATTGGACACGTACATTTACATTTTGCCACCTGGCATGACCTATATGAATACGCTTTGTCTATA